GAGTCTTTATCCGATTATTTCGGAATACCTACTCAAGTCGCTGGCTTAGAACACTCATCTCTATGGCACCGTGCATATAACCTAATCTTTAATGAATGGTATCGCGACCAAAACTTACAAGACTCTATAACTACTTCTATGTCTGATTCTCCAGACTCTCCAAACGACTATGTCGTACAAAGACGTGGCAAAAGACACGACTACTTCACCTCATGCCTACCATGGCCTCAAAAAGGAGATGCTGTTAATCTACCTCTTGGTGAAACTGCTCGTATTAATGTTCCTGAAGCTAATGAACCAATCTTAGCTTGGTCTGATGAAACTTCAGCCTTCGGACAATTATACAGCTCAGGTGCATGGCAACCTGTACAGCAAAACTCCGGTGCTACTACTGGCGTCGAAATGTACGCCGACTTATCAACTGCAACCGGTGCAACTATCAATCAACTTCGTGAAAGCTTCGCTATTCAACACTTACTAGAAAAAACTGCCCGTGCCGGCTCTCGATATACAGAAATCATCAAAGGCCACTTTGGTGTAACCTCTCCTGATGCCCGCTTACAACGTCCTGAATACTTAGGCGGTGGCTCATCTCCTATCATCGTAACGCCAATCGAACAAACATCATCAACTGATGGAACTTCACCTCAAGGTAACTTAGCCGCTATGGCAACTTCTACCTTAAACGGACACGGCTTTACAAAATCCTTCACTGAACATTGCGTATTAATCGGACTTGTATCCGTACGCGCTGACCTAACATATCAACAAGGTCTCGACCGCATGTTCTCTCGTTCTACACGCTATGACTTCTTCTGGCCTGCTCTTGCCAATATCGGCGAACAAGCCGTACTAAACAAAGAAATCTATGCTGACGGTACTACCGCTGACGAAGACATCTTCGGCTACCAAGAACGCTGGGCTGAATATAGATATAAGCCCTCAAAAATTACCGGAAAATTCCGTTCAAATGACGCGCAAAGCCTTGATGCTTGGCACCTATCTCAAGAGTTTGCAAGTCTTCCTACTCTTGGTGCTGACTTCATCGAAGAAAATCCTCCTCTTGATCGTGTGGTTGCTGTTCCATCAGAACCTCACTTCATCTTCGATTCATATATGAGAATGAAGTCTGCGCGTCCTATGCCTGTCAACTCTGTACCTGGATTAGACAAACTATAATGGATGCTACATGGCAACTATACTTCGCTACTATTACCGGGTTTCAATATCACCCGGCCAATCCTAGTGATAAACGTATAACTCTTGAGGAATGCGCCAAAATCGCTGACGATATGCAAAAACTAACCAATAAAAGACAATGCCTGTAACTGCCGCTCTAATTGCCGGAGGTGCTTCTATTCTTAGCACTGAACGAACAAACCGTCAATCTAAAAAACTAGCGGCTACTGCTCATCAACGTGGAGTAAAAGATCTGCGAAAAGCAGGATTAAATCCTATACTCTCCGCAACTGGCGGTGCTGGCCAAGGTGCCGCAACTCCACAACTAAAAGACCCAGGTGAAACATTACAAAAAGGTGTTTCCTCTGCTCTACAAGCTAAACGCCTAAATCAAGAACTACTAAACCTAAAAGCCACTCAACTCAACACCGAAGAACAAACAAGGTTAATCAAAGGTGGCGCTCCAGCTAAAGTAACTGGCACTGATCCTTATGGAGCCGCAAAAAATCTAATTACTAATCCAAATATTGGAACTAATATTAATTCTGCTTATCAAGCTCTTAAAACAAGTGTAAAACGATCAAAAACAGTAACCCAAGACCGCAAAGGTCGAAAAAGCTATAAAAAAGGCTACTCTAAATCATATAAATAACTTAAAGGAATAATCATGACTAAAAAAACTACTCTAATTCGCTCTGCCTATGGCGAAAAACAAAAAGTAACACTAACAACCCTAGACGCTCGGACTGAGCAATGTCATAGGGATGAATGTGACATTAACAAAATAATCGCTACATACGACCGTACGGGTGTCTTAACACACGTAAATAACTTCGAGGCTAACTATGCCGACTTAACTGGTATCGACTACCAAACAATGCTCAACACCGTTGCTAATGCTAATTCAATGTTCGAAGGCTTGCCAAGTCAAATCCGCAAAGAATTCGACAACGATCCCACAAAATTCATCTCCTTTATGGACGATGAAAACAATAACGAAAAAATGTTCGAAATGGGACTAAAAAAACGTCCACATTCTGAACAAACTGCGAGTCAAAACGAGCCCAATTCCGAAGGAATTGAACAGCCACTTAGTGGCGAAAATGCGCCGCAGGCAAAAGCAACGTCAAAAACGTCTAAAAATGCTTAAAAATCATCGGCTTACACATGCCGAGTACAGTTACTCACTTGATGTAACTGTACGGACTGACACCTCTACATGGTGGATGTCCTAAAAAAACACTAAATAACCCATAAAAAAATGGCAATTAAAATCATCTTAAAAACTGCTCTTAAATACCTACTAAAATCCTTACTAATCCCTTGGATAATTAAAAATATGGATAACTGGACAACTGTCCTAAATAAAAAAATAATAAACCTCTTGGAGAATAACAATGAGAAATAAAAAAATAAACTATAAAAAATCTAAAAAAAGCTTTTCTAAAACAGCTTCTTTCACACACAAAAAAAATAACCGCTCTAAACCAATGCGCGGTGGCATAAGATTGTAAATCTAATATGCCTTGCTACCACCCGATGCAAGGATATAGGTCAAGGGCTGATAACAAAACAATCGTATTCAATCCTCGCGATGGATGGATTGATCGCCCTATCACTATTCCTTGTGGCCAATGCGTTGGATGTCGTCTAGAACGATCCAGGCAATGGGCTGTACGCTGTGTACATGAAGCTTCGCTACACGAAGACAACTGCTTCATAACACTAACCTACAACAACGAGAGCCTGCCGGAGGACGGGTCTCTCAACAAAAAACACTTCCAAGACTTTATGAAACGTCTTAGGAAAAAATTTAAAAACAAAAAAATACGGTACTATCATTGCGGAGAATACGGAGACAAAAACTTCCGACCTCACTACCACGCAATAATCTTCGGGCTTCAATTTGAAGACCAAAAACTATTTACCGTAAACAATGGGGAAAAACTATATACCTCTGAAACACTCGAAAAAATCTGGCCTTTCGGATTCTCTACAATCGGGAACGTAACATTCGAGTCTGCCGCTTATGTGGCAAGGTATGTAATGAAAAAAGTGAATGGAAAGAACGCTAAGAATCATTATGAACGTATTGATTCTAATACTGGTGAAATATATAACCTCATACCTGAATATAACACTATGAGTCGACGCCCTGGCATAGCCGCTGGCTGGTTCGATAAATACAAAGACGATGTATATCCGTCTGATACTATTCACCTACGCGATAAAACCTTTCGCCCCCCTAAATTCTATGATAAGATGTACGAACATCTAATGCCACTAGAAATGGAAAAAATCAAAAAGCAAAGGATGACAAACATGCAAAAGCATGAAACTGACAACACTTCGGATAGACTCGAAGTGAAAGAGCGAGTAAAACACGCTCAATTAAATAAACTAATAAGACAACTATAAGAGGAAAAAAATATGCAACATAAAATATTCACAATTTACGACACAAAGGCGGAAGCTTACTTCCCTCCTTTCTACTTACCTCAATCATCTATGGCTATACGCCAATTCGGTGACATGGTCAACGATTCAAACTCATCAATATCAAAACATCCTGCAGACTACACTCTCTTCGAGCTTGGCGAGTGGGATGACAATTCATCAGAATTTGTCGACCTAAATAAAAAATCACTAGGAAATGGTATCGAGTTCATCTCGAACCCTGACGAAAATGCTTAATGCACTAATAGAAGGAACTATATTCCTCTTCTTTGCATTTAGCGTATTATTCTTCCTAACTGCTATAACAATATAATGGAATACGATAATACAAATACTGGTGCTGTATGGAAGCGTGAAGCTTCTACTAACAAACACCCAAACCTAACAGGAAAACTTGACGTCGACGGAACTGAATACTTCATCTCTATGTGGGAAAACAAAACCCCGACGAAAAATGCTCCTCAATATCAAATCAAAATAACTAACAAAAATCTAATAGATTTTGACGATCTACCCTTCTAACTACCGGAAAATACTATGCAATCTGTAATGAAACACCAATTTAGCGAAGTACCTCACGCTAACATTCAACGCTCTAGCTTCGACCGTTCACACGGCTTTAAAACTACCTTCGATGCTGGAAAACTCATCCCAATCTTAGTGGATGAAATCCTACCCGGTGACACAGTCAATCTAAACATGACGGGCTTTGCCCGTATGTCTACTCCAATCTTCCCTGTAATGGACAACGCATTTATGGACACGCATTTCTTTGCTGTTCCAGTGCGTCTACTATGGGACAATTGGCAAAAATTCAACGGTGAACAAACAAACCCAGGCGATTCTATCGACTTTACCGTACCAACTATGACCGCCCCTGCTGGCGGTTATGATAACGAGTCTTTATCCGATTATTTCGGAATACCTACTCAAGTCGCTGGCTTAGAACACTCATCTCTATGGCACCGTGCATATAACCTAATCTTTA